CAAGCAAAGCTCTGGATTCATTTAAGGTCATGATCCCTAGGCTCATCAGTTTTTCGATGGCACTCACTTTTGTATTCCAGCTTGCATACTGCAATCGTTCACTGTAGAAAATAATCTCTTCACCACGAATTAACTCATTCTCCGTGAGTAATCCCAAAGAAAAAGCCTCTGATAGCTGAATGGCTAGAGGCTCAATGGTTGACTCATAAAACGAGTTGAAATCTTCTTCACTATATTTGTTTGCGAAGATTGGTGCTGATACGCCAAAATAATCAAGTATCTTGGATTGTAAGAATTCGAGTGTTTCTTTGTCGATTAATTTAGGATCTACTGTTAGAGGTACATATTCCGACTTTAAATCAATGGGGATGATGGAGCTTCCTTTAGTGCTGATTGAATCGTTGAGTGCTAAATCAAAGAGCTCTCTTTGTTTCTTCTTATCAGCTTCTGAAAGCATCCCATTCATCTTAATAATCCCTTTAATCTGCATGGATGATCTGACTGCGTTATCGATTCCTTGAAGGACGTTCTCATTGATAGAGATAGTCTTCAAGATTGCTTCATGATCGCCAGACGATCCATTCCCACCAAAGATATCATTGGAAGCAAAGTACTTCCTCAAGTGGATGACATTCTCATAAGGCAGCATAAATTGTTGGCCATCCTCAAAGTAGAACTTCAAGTAGTAACCATCAGCATTATCTACTACTGCTTCAACCAAAATCGGTCGGAGTGGATAGAGTGCTTTAAGCCCACCATTCAAAGAATCAAACATCGGATAAACAAATGCGTTATCATTTAACATCAACAGCGTAATCACCTTATAGATAAAATCATAAGGTGTCATGAGTGGGTTAGGTTTATGCTTCAATAAAAAAGACAGTCGACCTTGTTTCTCGGTTACTGTCTTGTCTGCTTCAGTTTTGATGTATCTTGGTTTGAGCTTTGCACACTGGCTCGCAACCCTATCAATACATATCTTAACCACATCACTTTTTGAGATATTATTTCCAAAAGGTGTGAAGAAGGTATTGTTTTGATTTAATAACTGGAAGGTATTTGTTGAACCTTCCTTTTTCTTTCTAGTAAAAATGTTCAACTTCATCACCCCTTAATGTTTTATTCTAAATGTTTGACCATATGCTTTCTTAACACTTCAGCCTGATCTCGAGGTCCTTCACTATCATATGTAAAAACCCTTGTATTATCAAGAATCCTCCATTTAAGTTCCCCAAGGGTCTCAACTTGATCTAAACTCTTGTATATATGAGCCTTAAATTGATTGTTACTGATTTCTATAATTTTACAAACATACATGTAATAGAATGCAATCCGCTCAGAAACTGATTCTTGATTTAGCAACATGTTTTTTCTCTTATTATTAATAACAGAAGGATATATAATACTTCTATAGTTTAGTTTGCTAAAAAGATGCTCAACTATAGCATTCGTAACATAATATCTGTTTTTATTCCATTCTGTGATTTCTCGTGTGAACTCAGTATACAGAAAATTCGATGTAATACCATATGCAATTCTAGTTAAAGGATCATCCTTTTTATTAGATTTGGTTATTCCTATTACAGCAGTCTTTTCTAACTCTAAATTTTTCTTGTTTTCCAATAACTCAAAACAACCAAGCAGAAAATAGTCATTCTCTTTTATACCAACTTCATGAATAGCAGTAACCGGATCTAGCGCACAATATAACACAGGTTTATTTTTCAAGTTTCCTCTACCAATCTCAGTTATATTTTCCGGTGGTAGCAAAATATCATGCATTGATAAGTTATCAAAATTAGGGATACCACTTAGTTTTCTTGCTCTAAAAAGATATAATCTAGTTATTTCAACATGTGAAATCAAAGTCGGTGTGATTATGTCGCTAATAGTTTCCTTGATTTGATTGTAATCCTCATCAATATTTTCTTTACTTAAAAAAGTAGAAATCATTTTAATTTTATCTTCAATATCATAAATATTCATGTAGATCACCCGAATAAATTATAACATGTTTTCGTAATCTATCTTATACCTATTTAGAACTGCATAAGCAATAATCAAAGCAACAGTTCCATCAATTCGCTTGTACTTGGAGTTGAGTTTTGATGGTTGAATATTGCCATTTAAATCAACTTTGGCTTGTGTATTCGATAAGCACCATTTCAAGATCGGATTATTGTCATAGTTGATTATCTTGTTCTTTAGGTCTGCTTCAAGCTGTTTCATAGGCTCTGATAACGAATAGACACCTTGTCGAACCTTTTCCATATTAAATCCTAAGTCTTCCATCTCTTTAATCCAATATTGAGAGTTCCAAGGATCAAATCCTACCCATAGAGGCCTAATTTGATGTTCTTGAATCATCTTCATGAACCACTGAGTTACCAATGAGAAATCGTTCTGGCTTCCTTCTGTGAGTGTAATGAACCCTCGTTTAATCCAGATATCATACGGGACATTATCTTCTTCCATACGTTTCTTAACAACATCACTTGGCATAAAGAAATGAGCTAATACATATTTCTTGTTGTCATCCTTCTTCTGAATGACTAAAACAGCTGCAGTTAAATCGGTAGTTGATGATAAATCAACTCCACCGATAGCATAGGAGTTCTTGAGTGTGTTTAACTCATACTTAGCTTCGTTGTTTAAGTCATCAAAAGATAACCATGCACCTTGATCGACTTGCTTGATATTGAAATCTTTACATAACATGGCCACTCTCGTTGAGTGGTCATTTTTTGATTTGTTCATCACATCTTCCAGATACGATGGGAGTTTTACCACACCTAAACTTGGATTTGATTTCTGCCAATTCCTGGAATCGTCATATATTTCCTGAGTATTGTCTTGAGTATATAACCATGGAAGTACACGCTCATCAGTGATTTCACCTTTCAACATCTTCCTTGCATAGTCTAATTTGTTATCAAGGAATCCACCCACTGTTGTCCCTTCGGTTGTGATGATGAAGATTAGTGGTTCCTTCTTGGTTGACTGGCTTTGCTTGATAGCATCATAGACCTTTGAATCAGTCATTTCATGAACTTCATCGATACAACCCACCTCAATGTTATAACCATCTTTATTTCTACTTTGAGCTGATAACTTCTTGATTTTATTCTTTGTCCTTGGAGAATAAATAAAGAAAATATTCTTTTTACTGCGTTTCTCATTGGATAATGCAGGAGATTGCTCTCTCATGTTGTTGATTTCTTCGAAGAGAATATTGGCTTGCTCGCTTGTATTGGAAGCACATACGATATCAACACCACCTTTTGATAAAAAGAACTCAGCAAGGTCAATACCAGCGATAAAGGTTGTCTTTCCATTCTTGCGAGCAATCAGCAATATGACTTCATTGAATCTTCGCAAACCAGAATCTTTCAATTTGAATCCATAAGCTACTTGGATGATTGCTTTCTCCCAAAGCTCAAGTAAAAACGATTGACCATTAAATGGTGACTTTGTGTGTTTACAAAAGGTTTCTATAAAATCAATTCGAAGATTCCCTGGTGCTTCATCAAAAACATATCTCGGGTTTTTCAAATCCTGAATCAATGTATCTATCTGTTTTTTTAATTCCTCACCAACTAGAATCTTTCCATCTTCTATTTGACGATGATATTCAATTAAGTAGTTCATCAGGTGTTCGCTTTCTTAAGAAACTCATCGAATGCATCATCACCATCAATAACATTTTTACCCATGATTGAGTTCAGTGTTTTGATGATTGTTCCATATGAATTAATGAGTTTAGTATAATATTTAGCAGCTTCTGTCTGTCTTTGAGCACCCTTACTTGAGACTTGAACTGCACCGTGTTTTCTTATTTGCTCTTGAAGAATACCAAGTTCGACCTTCATGAAAGCAGCTTGCTCGAGTAGGTTATCTACCAGTTGAGTTTTGGTTTCATCAACGGACGAAAAAAGCGACCGCAGTCGCTCTAGTTCTATATTAATATCTTTTAGTTTAGACACAACAACACCTCATTCGAATATGGCTTCTGGACATATCATAACCGGTCCTACTGCCTTCATTCCAAAGACTCTACTTGCTAGTTGATTGAACTCCATATTGTGTATCAAGCCTTCTTCATTGACTAAAACGACATAACCAGGAATCCTCAAAGGATAAACCTCGATGTATCCTTTGACTTGTTCTTGCAGTTCATTCAATATGAATGTCTTATCCATTGGTTTTATTAAAGAGATGGAATTATCAGTGTTCAATACTAGTGCCTTGTCTTGATAGATGCCACTTAAAAACAATCTAAGAGGAATCACACTTGAACTGTTGCATTCTGAACAGCACTCTTCGTTTCCAATTGGGTGGGCATTGTGTGAGTCACCCAAGATTTCTTTATTGCACAAGCTGCATGTCATTATTAATTACCTCAATTAAGTCTTCCTCTGGGATGATTGCTAAATCTCCCCATGTGCCATGTAGTTGATCGAGTCCATCAATATATTCAATGACTCCTTCTCTACCGTTATAATGGTCTTCACCCTTCATATCGATAATTCTAATTTTATCTCCAATTTTAAACATGATAAATACCTCCTAAGGTTAGTAGTATATATCACTCTAATGAGAGAAAATAGCAAGAAAAAAAGCGACGTATATATAGCCGCTTCATGCTTTTATTTAGTGGACCTATTTAGCTTCATTTAAAAATTTCAGCATCTGATCCTTTTTAATCTCACGTTTATTCAATCGGTATGTCTTATTGTCTAGATCAGAAAACATCTGAAACAATTGAATTCCGTTCGTATAACAGTAGTTATAGATAATAACTTTCGTAGAAATTTCAGCAAATTCACCTAGATATACTGCTTTTGGACGTATCTCAAGGTCAACAATGTAATGTTGCTTCTGGATGTTTGCAAAATCAATAAGTAGATTAGGTAAAAGCATGCGCCATTCTTTTTCGTAAGACCATGCTTTTTTCTTAGTAAATACAATAGTATCTGACATGATTTTCATATTCTGTGGAGTATATAAGTTTACGTTGTTATCTCTATACTGTTTTAGCAAATCCAGATAAGTTACATTAAAGTTATTGATGTTTTTTATAACTACATCAATCGAATTTTGTAATAAGTCCGTTCCATCATACTTTGAATTAGTGTAAATCACTTTATATATACCATATTGGGAATAATCTTGATGGTTAAAATCTTCCAATGAATCTAACAGTATTGGAAACTGCTTAAGCAATTCTACACTTATATCTTTCACAAACTGGATGTGATAGTCTTTCAATTTAATCAAATCATTATAGTAGTATTCAAGTGCAAATCCTTTACCATCATCAGAATAATGTGCCCACATAACCTCATTATCAATCTTTTCAGAAAAGCAAGCGACAATGAATAATTCTCTTAAAAACTTTTGATTCGATTTATACAAATCTTTTATCCAAAACTCACTTATTTTTTTAAGATTCGTAGTGTTTAAGTTCATCTTCGTAGAGTAATCTAGTAAAGTTTCCCTCGGTAAATTATCAACGAAATATGTAGCTAACCTTTTTACATCAACAACAAAACTAGTATCATATGGATCATTAAATGCATCTGGCCTTGTTAAAGAGAGTTTATGATCGAGCATTTGCTGAATGGTATGATTATTAATCGGACGATAACGAAAAAGTGTCATTTTATCATTGACAGATATTACATGTGAATTTAATTTTTCTTTTTTTGTTATAGTTACCTTATAATTTTTACTTGGCATTCGATTTCACCATACCCTTTTGAAGAATTTCAAAAAATAGAGCTTCCGTTTTTTAATTGCCACCCTGTACGGTACCCTTCGACTCTTTTCAAATTAAGAGTGGGGGGACTATAATATTGTGTACCCTGCAGAATTTAACATTTTTTCGTTTGAAGGACTTGAAATAGAAGATAATGCAACTGTTTTTTTTACATCTGTAGTAATTCCATACAAGATGCAGTTATTAGAATCAATCAATTCAAACTTTTGTGATGCATTCTTCTCTTTAAAACAATTTATTGGAAATTTATATACAGCTGGGCCATGAGGTATACGAGGATAGTTATAAATAACCAAATATAGGTATTCCACTTTGTTATGGATAGCGTTTTGAAGATTAAATATCATTGAAGGATTACCCTCAGCTTTCCAATTAACAGATTTCACTTGAACGTAATGAATATCATATAATCCTCTACTTACCATTGATTCGGTGAAATAACATATATCCCAATCCTGCTGTGTACTACTTGGAGCTGACATTGAATACGGTTCTTTTTCTTGAATCAAAGATAAAACAAATCTTTCAGCAATTGCTTCATAAGACATTAAAACCACCTACTTTTATAAACATTATATCAAACAATGTTTATTTTAATTAGGTTTTTCTGGTTTTATTAGATTCCCATCTTTATCGAATCTAACTTTATTACTAAAACGTTCGTGCTCTTGGTTATGGCATTCTCTACAAAGCAGTTCCAAGTTGTCTTGATTAAGACTTATAGATGTATCTGTAACATTGTCAGAAGAGAGTCTTTCTTTATGATGCACTTCAATCCCTATTGCGCCACAACGCTCACAAAGTCCATTGACTGTCATAATCTTTAGTTCACGAGCAGCAAGCCATGCAGGTGACTTATAGAAGTTATGCAGAACCTTTGGTTTTTTCATATGCTTGTTTTAATTCAGCTGCTTTTGCTTCTACATGTTCCCAACGAACCGATAAGTCTTCACGTCCCATATGTCCATAAGCAGCTAACTCTTGGAACTTAACTTTATCAAATTCTAATTCTTTCCGAATGTTAGCTGGAGTAAAATCAAAGTGTTGTTTAACCAACTCAAGTAAGTCTTCATCAGATAACTTCCCAGTTCCAAACGTGTCAATGGATACAGCTACTGGATTTGCTACTCCAATTGAGTAAGACACACAGACTTCGCACGTGTCCGCTAATTCTGCCGCTACAAGGGCTTTTGCAACGTATCTGGCATAATAACTCGCACTGCGATCAACCTTGCTTACGTCCTTACCAGAAAAGGCTCCTCCACCATGTTTTGCGTATCCGCCATAAGTGTCTACGATTATCTTTCTACCAGTTAATCCTGAATCACCATAAGGACCACCAATAACAAATGCACCTGTTGGATTAATGAGAACATTGATACCAGTCAGATCCTTACCAATCAATGGTTTGAGCACTTCTTCAATGATGATTTCTTTTGCGAGTGATAGACTTGCTCCTGGTCTTGTTTGAGCAGATACGATGATAGTATCGTATGCGAGTGGTTTCCCATCTACATATCTTACCGATACTTGGCACTTACCATCTGGACCAAAGATGTGGTTATACTTAGCTTTTCTAAGTGCATCTACTTCTTTAGCAATCTCATGTGCAACCACAATAGGTAGTGGCATCAGTTCTGGTGTTTCATTGCATGCGAATCCGTACATCATCCCCTGATCACCTGCACCTTGTTGATGATCTAGAGTTTCATTAACACCTTGAGCAATGTCAGGTGACTGTTTGGATATCTTTTCTAATACACAGAACTCATCGGTATATCCGATTTCTTTAAGTACTTGTTTTGCGATTTCAGAATACTCAACTGTTGCAGTAGTTGTCACTTCACCAAAGATAACGACTAAGTCATCCTTGATTGCTGTTTCTACTGCAACTCGTGCTGCTTGGTCTTGTTCTAGAATCGCATCAAGTATCGCATCACTGATTTGGTCACATATTTTATCTGGATGTCCACTAAAGACCGATTCACTTGTTATGATTTTCATGTTTTCCTCTTTCTAGCAAGAAAAAGGAAGCATTGAGCTTCCCTGGTTTGCTTTGATTTGAATGTGTTATTTTATTGCTGCTTTTGGTAAGTATGCAGTGTACCTTGCGTAATGATATCCTTCACTTTCGACTAGGATACCAAAGTCGTGTGAATCAGATGTCACGAAGATACAGTGAAATACCTCATCTTGGTCACAATACATATGCTCAAGATTTTCTTTGATAAAATCGTAGTCGTTTAGTGGATCTTTGATAAAACATTCGAATAAGTCTTTATCGATGACTACTTGTTTTTCAATAACGAACTCATCATGAGGAATGAGTTCTGTTGATGTTGCTTTTCGTATAAAGTTTGTTTTCATGTCATATTCCTATACTTTGATTTGTGGATTTTTGTAAAGAGAGTAAAATTATACTTGTAGGAGGTGTTTCTGTGGGGAAAAACCAACATGTGACACCACATCAAGGTGGTTGGCAAGTTAAAGGCGAAACAAATACTAGAGCTACGGTTGTTACTCCGACTCAAAAAGAAGCTATCAAGGTTGCTCGAGAAATCGCCAAGAACCAACAGTCTGAAGTGGTAATTCACAATAGAGAGGGACAGATCAGGAATAAAGATTCACACGGTAATGATCCGTTCCCACCTAAAGACAAGAGATAATGTTAAGGAGTCCAAAACTGGACTTCTTTTCATTCAATTTTCCATGCAGTATACACGCTTCGGTAAGTACAATCCCAAGTATCTAGAATTACGCCATCTTTACATACTGTAACATGGCCAGTCATCTTCAAAACAAATGTCCCGCGCGTATAGAGACCGGTAAAAGTGGAACCCTTGATTCGAGGTTCTCCCTTGATTGCTTTAAATATCAATCGAGGTTTTCCTTCGAAGTATTTGTATAAGAACTCGGTATCTTTATAACTTGTGAACTTCCAATCTCGCTTGAGTTGATTGAGTTCTCGTCTGCATTCCATATAGTCTTTATTCATGGCGGTGCTGATGGCTCTTACCACACAGTCGGTTGTTTTGATTCCTTTTGGGTGTGCATTGTATTCTTGAAACATTACTTTGACCACCCCTTATTGAACCACTTCACCAGTTCTCTTGATGATTCAGTTTGAAACACTGGTTTTTCAAATCCATCAAGTCTTTCAAAAACTGTGTACTTGGAATCGTTCCATACGCAATCGATTTGTACAACAAATAAGTTGTTATTGGTTTCGATGTCTGCGATTCTGAAATCATCGTAGAGTGGACCGTTTAAAGGGCAGTTGTTCTTGAACCAAACATAACTCGTCTCAAGGTCTACTTTTCCACCAGCTTTGATTTGCTTAATGATGCTACCCATCTTTATGGTTTTGTTTACTAGACTTGAATCTCTACAAAACCAGTCGAACCATCCTGCTTTGATTTGAGTCGTTGAATCAGGTTTATTGAACTCACCTGATTTAAATCTTTGAATCCATTCTGATAACTTGATTTGTTTATCCATCATGTGACCTACTTTCTACCTTTTGGTATGTATATATATCACTCTAAAGACCTTTTATATCAAGTCGATTCGACACTAAATGCTTACTATAGTGATAAATTTTGAAAGTCATCAATGGCATTAAGCAATATCTTCTTACCTTTTCGGATCAGAAAGCAATTGTCTGTTGATCCTTTGTGTCTTATATAGCGTTTAACAATCACATCAACAAACCTTTCATCAAGTTCCATTAGATAAGATTTTCTTTGAAGCTGATCGGATGCGATCATGGTTGATCCAGAACCACCAAATAGGTCTAATACATATTCATTAACCCTTGAGGAGTTTGCAATCGCTCTTCCACAGAGTTCAAGTGGTTTCAT